CATAAGGATCAAAAGCAGACACCGGAGTAGCATCAGGCCAAATCTTCTTAAAAGCCTCTTTGTAATATTGGCTCAATACAGTGACATGCATTGCATCGCTTTTATCTGGCTTTTTGGCGCTGCTATCGAAAAACACTGAGTTATAGGGATTTACAATCATCCTCCATTCGACTCGCTGCTTTTCATTTTTTGGATCCATTTCATCTTCAAAATAAGTGCCATACTTAAAAGCCCCAAATCCTGAATCTGACATTTCATTAATCGCCCAATAGGTAGCCACTTCTCCGCTACCATCCCTGAAATCAGCCCGGTATTGACCGTTCAATACCTTGGCATCATCATCGGTTGTCGCTTCATCATCAGGTTCAAACATAACTCCCTGGTTAGTATTTTCCACTTCTCCCAGGAATCGGTTTTTATAATTGGAAATCAAATCAAGTTCAAGCTTGGCCCTGTTCGAATTAAACCTTTCCCCCCAAGTATCTTCCCATTGACCACCCGGGACATTTAGAAAGCGAGTATCATTATTGGCTTGTTCCCGTTGCTCTCGGATTAAATCTGCATCGATTTCAATATCCTTCTTGAATCTTTCCAGCTTCTGTTCCGGAGTTTCTTCTTTATCAACGGGAGTTTCTTGTAATCGTTCTTCCATTTCAGTCTCTTAAAAAGGTATAGGAACAGGAATAGGACGCTGTCTTATATTTACTGACGGTTTCGGATAAATAACATTCATATCTTTGATTCGGGAATCACTATCCAACATATCGTCATGTTCACCCACCGGGAAGGAAACATATTCTTCCTCAATAAAAATATCTACCAAATCAAGATGCTTTCCTTCGTAATTTGTATATTTCAGGGTTTTGGGTAGGAGTATCTTGCCTTGTTCGAAGTCTGGAATAAGGCGTCTGATTCTGTCATTCTTGGACATAATTCCACCTAAAGGCTCAATATGGAATCGATAGTTTTCATCTATCATTTTGCTTTCAATATGCTCAATATCCGAATCTTTACCATATTTCTCATAACCCACAAAAACCTTGCCCGTTCCCTGGTTCCAATGTCTGTGGACTTCAAAGAGCTTTGAGGTTCGTTCGGTAAGATTTAACCGATCTCTGACCATGTCCAGCTTGTAAAGGTTCCGATCCTGTCCAGCTCCCCAAACTGTCATTGACGTATAATCGGATTTCTTTTTCTTATCATTGGCCGGATCCACAAGAATATAGATATTCATGCCCTTACCATCAGGCTTATTGTCATAATATTTAAGCCATTCTCGCTTAAATCCTTGAACCTTATCGGCTTTTGGGTCTAGAAGCATTTGGCATGCAAAAGTATAGGGCCCCATCTTTCGCCTTTTCTCAATCAGTTCTTCCTGACTTAAAAGAACTGGCCGCCCTTCCACAGTTCCCTCTTTAGTTGCTGGATATATCCTTTCAATTGCCCCTCTTCGCTTCAGGATTTCCTTATAACTGTCATTAAAATGGTATCTTGTACCTGAATATCTTTCAAATCCTCCACTCATTCCAAGATTTAAGGAATTTTCCCAGGCAGTTGTGGTTTTGTTAATCATTTCCGGGGAAGTAACAGAATTTAAAACAACGACATCATCATAAACTCTAATGCCAAAATGCTTTGAAGTAGGTTGCCCATCAACAAGACCATGCGCTTCAACCGTCGATTCTTTGGGATTGCTCTTTCTTTTGACAATAATTCCATCATCTTCGGACCATTTCGGTGATTGCTGCTTCGGATCCTGAAAAAGAATATCAGGGAAAAGGTCTTTTAAAATCTGGTTAGTAGCAAATTCAGTCATGATTTGCCTTAAAAATCCTTTGGCAATCGGTCTGGTATGACTAAAAATCCCTATCGTTACTTCGCGGCCATTCCACTCAGCAAGAGGTTCTTTGCCATGACTGCTTAAAATGTCCTGAATGGACTTTGCAAAGGTAATGATAGTGGAGTTGTGGGTAGGCATTAACTCATATCCTGCAAGATATTCTCCCCCTTCTACCTGAATACAATTAACTTCCCGGGTTTTAACCGGAGAAGCATCATATTTTTTATATCGATAAGTACCTATTTTGCATCTGATCTTTTTCCTGAAAAGGCGAAATGGACAATCAAGTCCCCTATATGCTTGAAAACCAACTTGCCAAAAACCTTTAAAATCATTTTTATATTTCCGCTTAGAGGCTCTAAAACCTAAAGACCTGACTAATAAAGCCACGCCATCAACCAGGTTTTCATTTGTATTACAAAAGGTTCCTGTGCCATTTAGAGTTACATGACCATCTGTATCCATCAGTCCTTGCAAAAGAGAAATCCGGTTTTCTTTTCCGGAAATTAAATATTCATGGGGAATATGTTTATTGTTCAATACACCTAATTTTCTTAATTGGGTCATAAACCCTATAATATTTTTTGTTATGTCGATCGAACCGCTTCTTACTTCATATCCAGCTTTCTCAAACTCTTTCCATATTCCAGCATCAGGATTTGTTACCCTTCCACATGATGCATGACCATCACCAAGCCACACACCTAATAAATAAGGGTCTATTGGTAAATCATCATCCTTTCCCATCAATGGAAAAGTTTCGGCAATACGCACACTTTTAAGCTCTCTGGTGCTATACAATTCTTCTGTATAATAAGATTCTCTTCCCCCCACCACTCGTTTTCGATGCTTTATCTTTACAGGCCATATGTGATCACCGGCCGCCACGATACCACCAACCTGATAACAATCGGCCCCGGTCATAACCCCAGTATTTGCCATCACACGAACAATTCTCCCATTCGGAGAGAAAATTTTATCTCCAAAACATAGATCACCATGTTTTTTCCAACCAGCTAATGTCCAGATAGGAGTGTTCACATCCAGTGCTTTATAGTGTTCCCTGGCCCATAGATCAAGATAGCCGTTTGGATTCTCCTGAACCTCTCTACATCGATCAAATAACCAAGGGCGTTCAATATCCTTCCTGGCAAGTGGAAACCTCAGAAGGAAATACAGGTCATTTCTGCACAGTTCCCTCATCAGGGTTATCTTGTCCGATTCCCCCCAAATCCCCTAAGTATTTGATCAGCTCTGGATAGTCCCTCATGTTTGAGGGCAAGACCTCCATCAAGCCTGACATCTTGTCGATTTCTCCAATTGAAATTATTGGTTAAACTGAATTGAACACCGTTTGAGTTGTTTAAAAACAGCTTTTGCTCAGAATAAGATTCAATTCGTTGCTTTGCTTCCTCTATCGTGTAAAAGAATTCTTCTTTTTTCTCATAATTAATAAGACTTTGACGCGTTAATCCCAAAACAAGTGATAACCCTGATATTGTGGGATGCATATCATCAGTGCATCTATCATCGTTTTCTTTGGGAATATCTTCTTTTTTGTCCGATTTTTCAAGGGCCTCAATGATTAAAACTCTTTCCCGATTTTTTTTACAGTCCTCAAAATACCGATAGATATAGTTCTGCATTTCTCCGGCATCTTTAAATGTCAATCTTCTAGCCATTTTTAACTTATGTTTTCTATTGTAAAATAGGTGGCAGAATTAAAACTAGTAATATCCAGGGGTCCCGCACTCTGTTGAAAAGCTCTTACAACAAAATAATCTCCTGGCACCACAGGCATTACTCCAGAAGAAATATTTAAATCGGTTTGAACGGGACTCTCCGAAACCGCATCTTGGCTTGCGGCTCCTAATCCCGTAACATTACTTGGAGTTGTTCCTTCGGTATTCATTGAAATAGATAATGTTCTATAGCCAGTACCAAAAAGAAATCTTACAGCGGCGTTAAGCCTTACATAATTAACTCCTGCAGGGACTGTTAATCTTTTTGGATTTGCTGGATTGAAGAAACCACCAATATCAGTTACTTCTGTCCAATCTATAATAATTGCTCCTTCATCAGGGACACTAACAGGTGCAGATAATCTGAGCATTGCACCAGTAAAAGGGGCAGCACCAGGAGCTAGATTAGCAATAGATTGAGCCGTTACAGTTCTCAGGACATCGCTTTGGGAAGTTTCCTGAATTAAAACTTTGTCATCGATTGCAGCAACAACATCTTGAATTGTGGCACCACTCAATGCTCCTTCAACAGCACCGTCCTTCAAAGAACCTTCTTCCAGCAACTTAACTGAATTTAAAAGATTAATACTTTGTTGGGGGGTGGATCTTTTATTCAAATTAATACCACTGCTTTTATCCACAGTATTAAATTCATCATCTAATGCCAATGCATCAATCGCAGGTAAGTCAAATATATGTCTATCAGCCATAATTTTTATTTTTCATTTAGGTCTATATAATTAATAATTTATCTAGTCCCTGATCAAGCAGAAGAAAATCTTCTCCCGTATCAAGTAAAAGAAAAGAAGAGGCCACTACACTTGAAGCCGAAACATCGCTTCCAATTTCGAATCTTACTTTGCTTGAAAATTCTGTTTCCGATTCATCGGTAGTCCCATTTTTCATAATGGCGAAAGCATACCAAAGCCCGGTCCCTAAAAGTGCGGTTTGGCTCGCGGTTAATTTACCCAGCCAGTTTTGATCTCCATTTGGATTTGGAGGGACAATCTGGGTAATAGCATTAGCGTTTTTCATATGTTGCTTGACATACATAGTGCAAACGTAACCAGCAATATCCTTACCATCTGCCAGGGCATAGGTTATTTCCAGGCTATCTCCCATTCTTATTAATTGTGCAGGTGGCATACCTAATCCCTTGTTTTATTTCCCCTTCGGGGGAAGGATCCAGCAAAACTTGGATAAACAATATCCCCCAACATTGCTTATTGAATCCTTCCCCCTTAGCTGGAAAGTCTCAACTAAGCTCTGTTGGTGAACCTTAAACTATTAAATTTTTATGCTTCTACCACATAACCCCTTTTGGCTTCATCGGGTCAATATCTACATGTAAGAATTTTTCTCGAAATCCAAATCGATTAAAGCCTACTTCCAATAAGGCATTGATAAGATTGAATCTATATGTAGAATCCCGGCATTTAATATCTGCTGCCCAGCCCTGCAAATGGGAAGAATTCTTCTTTCCCCTAACCTTTTCACTTTCATTGTGTTTTTGGCAACGATATCCGGAATTTATGATAATTACTGAGTTTTCAGGCAAAAGGTCATGGACTGCCTGGAGTTTTTCCACAAGAAGATCCTGGATACCTTCTTTCTGACAACATGGACAAATGAATTCCCGGGCTCGGAAATTCGCAGTGAGCTTGCGATTCATAAAATCAGATTGAGTCTGAGTCTGCAAAAAGATTCTCCCTGAATTAAATCAAGGACATATTACATACTTCTACATGGAGTTGCAAGGTACGGTAGGACTGTACGGGGAGGGTGTACGATATTTGTTCCTTGTGAAACATTATATTGTTTTAGAATGCTTTCTTTCCAGGCGATCCCAAATTAAACTAAAAATTGTTTTTAATTTTGGCAGATATAATCTCCGGTCAGCGTTTAATTTTTTTTTTCGCAAGACCATTATGGTAAGACTCTAATAAAGTGCAAACCGGATCCACACCATGCAAGCAGGCCACTTCATAGAGTGCCGGCCATTGTTTAAAATCTTCAGCTTTTGCTTTCTTTCGAATTTCCGGGGGAATTGTCATAATTTAGATCTCCGCTAAATTTTATTATTCTTTGCCTTTTTAAAAATCTATTAAGTCACTGCATAATTCAAAGTTCCTCAATTTTTATAAGATATCGACATTCCACCGGTTTCTTTTTTAAAATATAATAAAAACTAAGGTTGTGTCATTCCTGCTTGACTTGACCCGGTAAAATCAGTAGCTCCATTGGTAGTCGCGCCTTTAAAATTAGAATCATCTAAATTGCAATTTGTAAATTTTGTATTCCTAATATCTGCTCCTTGAAGATTACATTTTGACAAGTTAGAACCAGTAAAGTCGCTAAACCTAAGATCAGCTCCAGGAACCGTTGAGCCAGATAAATCCTCAAGCAAAAGGTCGGTGTTCTCAACATCAAGATATACACCACCTGGCGAAGCCAAAAGAAATTTATGGTATAAAAATACAGCTGCTTCCCATTCTGCCTGAGTCATTGGTGTGCCGGCCATGATTTTCCCCTTATTAAAAATATTTTTGGTTTAATCATGTCTCTGCACAATTGCTTCTCCTTTTCCCGGGAGCTAATTCTTCTTTCTTCTTTTAACGTTTTATCCTTTCAGGTTGGTTTAAATTTAAACATTTAAGGTGCTCGGTAAATAGGTCTTTTTATACTGGCTGATTTTTCACCGAAACGGCGAACTCCACGCTTACACCACCAAGCTCTTGGTGCACACATTCCCCGATCCTTGCACATCTGGAACATCATTTCATCGGCTATTTCACGATATGGATCAAGGGCCAATACTTTGTTCCTCATTAATTGATACAAAGCATCATGGACCATGCTAGGAACCATGAAGTTTGGCGTATCGAAAGCAGGTCCACTAGGACCATCCCAAGCATAACCTTCCAGTATTCTCATTTTCCCTGTAGGCCAAAGCTTTAAGAAGGGACCGACCATAATATATTCCGGCTGATCATCTTTAGGGAAAACTTTTGTGTTCCGGTTGTAATAAAAAATTTCATCACCTGGAGCAATTGGAAGCATTACAGGATATTCTGCATCAGTATATTGATATTTATATCCAGATTTGTAGTGAATTCCTCTAGTTTTCATTTCATTATCTCCAATCATCATATTTTATTTAATTTCAACTTCATTTCCGGCGTGATTAAATCGAAAATACTTGAAGTTAAAGGGCTATTCTTTGTGATGGCTATTTGATTTTTCCGCGCTATTTCCCGGAAATATTTACTTGGTTTGAACTTATCGGCCTGGCGTTTCTTCCAGGCTTCTTCTAAATTATTCATTCTGTCCCCACTTTGTCCATAGGTTTTCTTAGGTTTACATCTTCGACCAGGTGTAAAGGCGCGGGGGCTGGTGTATCCTTTGGGTAAACTCAGACGCCTCGTAAGGGATTTACCTACGCATTTTCAAGGGCCAGCCCCTACCGTTTAGCTTTTTTATGGAAAGGAGTAGCGTCCCTTTAATCTGGTTCAAACGACTGCCAATTTATTTGTTCTTTATAACTACCTATTTCCCCGTTTAGCATCACTTTTCGTGGGCATTGTAACCCTCTTATTTACCTGTATTTCCCGCTATTCTTTTTCTCGCGTTTTCCAGGGGTAGGCTCCCTTTGCTCAATCTTTGCGTCCGGAAAACTACTCAGCAGATCATTTGCGTCCCTCCAGGGAACCTCCTTTCCTTCGGGCAAAGGCTTCTTCCTGACAATTCTTAATGGTCTGGGTATTTGAATTTTTCTTTTTATTTTACAGGTCAAGTTCTTCCCTTTCAAACCAGTTCCACTCGTATTTTTTAATCACACCGGCCCCTTCGCATACATGACAACGGACTTCTTTTACCTTATAGGATTTCAATTCATATTCGCCACCAGTTTGAATCATCTTCCTGGAAAAACAGGTTGTTTCTGGGACCGGGTCATCGAGTTTTTTCCAGTCTGTGAACTCAAGAAGCATTATTTATCCATTTTAAAATTAAATGCCGAGAGGAAAGCACGATCAGCTCCAAAAACCGTCCCCGCCTCACGGTTAGGGGCCTCTCAGCAAATTGCAAATTTTATGCTTTATTTTTTTTTGAATTTAGCCATACTTCAAGACCGTCAATAAGTTTAATATCCTCGTTTACTGTTCGAATTCTATTCTCTGTTTTATCGGTCAAATATTGAAGCAACGCTAGTTGAACGGGCAACCGCAATCTTTTGAGAGTGTCTGTTATTACATCAGTAACCTCCGCAGATATTCTAATTTCACTGTCACCCTCTGGAATGCTCCCGCTCAATTCCATATCATCCGACATAATCAGAATACCTTCCCGTAACCCGATCAAAGGTTAGTTGTGCCATTCCCTCTTGACCGTTCCATTTGAACCTGATTTTTTGAACGTGTATCTGAACCATAGGGTTGGTTGGCTCTGACATATCCCTATAAACAGAAATTCCATTGTCGGCTTTATTGCGCCAATGGGCGCTCCCTGCGATATCGTAAAGGGTGGCGACCGGATAAGTCCCATCATCCTGCTTTTTTAACTTTGTAGGGTGAGCAGTTATCCAAATATGAATCCCGCGCTCCCTGGCAAATCTTCTAATCTTTGAAAGGGATGCGCTGATATATTCTGTTTCAGAAAAACCGGTCGGCCGGGAATGATCCAACTCGTTCCAAGGATCAATTATCAAGGCATTGATACCCTTTCGATAAACGAGCTTGTCCGCCAATTCTAAAATCCCTACAACCGACCATTGATTTTCATTGGGCAAGATAAAACTAAAATGATTGTCCACCCACTCAACCCCAGGGAGAACTTCTTCCTTCGGGATCCTGTTTCTCGGCCCATCCAGAAATGGTTTTCTCAAATGTTTTTCCATTAACTTGGAAATATGAAACTCTATAGGCTGATTCTCCGGGCTACAAACTCCAAATTTCCATCCATATTCCTCCGCCAGATTAACCATCATTGCATCGACGAACTCTGACTTTCCGCTAGATGGCGCTCCGGTAATAACTGTCCACTCTCCGGGTTTCACAGAATATAAATCGTCCAGTCCAGAGAAACCAATCTTACATCCACGCTCAAATCCATTTTCATAAAAATCTAAAACATCATTTACACTGTCTCTTGCATCAAACAATCCCGCCAATTTAACAAATCGGGCTTTGTTTATAATCGTTTTTACGTCCCCCGCTCCACCCTTGATAAGCACATCATTAAAATCTTTACAAGCAGGGGGCCAACTCACAGTTTTGCACTTTTCAGGACCAACCCTTTTGATAATCGTATTTTTTAGTAATTCCCCGGCGGTATCGTTATCAACGGCAATAATATGAGTTTTAATGTCAACAATCCTTGGAAAACAATTCTCCAGGAACTTTAATTTATCGGCCGCGCCGGCCGGAACAGAAACACAGCTTTTAAATCCCGCGACTTCACAAGAAAGTTTATCTATTTCGCCCTCAACCCAAATTAAAGTATCGCCCTCAATATCATCAAATCCGTAAAGAGTTATTTCCGCATCCTTGACCATCTTGAAATTCTTCTCGCCATCCCTGAATTTTATATTTATAGCTTCCCCATTTTTAAAATATGGAAATCTGATAGCGCTAACCTCTTTACCAACCTGGGGCATCCATTCCAATCCGCTGGTTATCTTGTTTCGATCTAATACAATATCCGTTAGGCCGCGATTCAATAAATATTTTCTCGCCTTCTCCGACAATGTGGATTGATTTGAATGTTCCGGTTTTTTAAATACGGGTTTAGTATATTTTTTATAACTCATATCATCCCTTCCAAGATTCCCGGAAAAATCGCAGTGATGGCATTTCCAGACCCCTTTCCCAATATTCACACCCAAACAGGGATCATTCTTTTTCTTCCGGCTCTGGCTACATCGAGGACAAATGGTCTTTATTTCCCCAAAAGTCTTCCCTTTGGTGTCAATCCCGTATTCGCAAAATGTTTTACTCATATGACAAGTTTCCCATGTTTCGCGCTGTTTATTTCCGCTTGGCTCTTGAAGCCCCGTTTCTCGCTATTGCTTTTAACCAGTCCTTTTTTTTGGTTTAAATATCCTGGAAATTTTGTTGCGTTAAATAAAGTTGAAGGTCTTAAATATTTATCCCAATCTTTATCATCCAACCATTCCTCCGTTTTAACCTCAACCACATAAAAGCATTCTTGTTTCGTATGCCCCTGGGACAAGCGCCCGGAAATGAATTTAAGATTTGTGTCGGTATGTTTGAATTTTTTGCAAGCCACTTTATTCAGATAATCCAAAATCTCCGCCTCGATCTTTAAGGGTTTATTATTAGTTAAATCTTCTAAGGGTAAGGGTAAGGGTAAGGGTATAGAACCGTTGACCAACGGTTGGCCAACCGTTGAAAGTTTGTCTTTAAATTGGGGGTTTAGCTTTAAAAACTCATTCCACAGAAAAGTCTTGGAAGTTTGTTTGAATTCAGAAATTATCCCTCTCTCCACCTGGACCGGATTCCCCCCAGGGGAATGTTTTCGTCTATTCACCACAAAAACCATCTCGTTTTCCATGTCATAAATTATGTTTCTAATTGAACCCTTGGCCAACAGTTGCTTAACGGTTGGAATCCCGATCCCGCTTTCCTCGGAAATGGTCGATAACGGAATTTCATAGATCCCCGAATTGTTTATTGATTCATTGGAAATCAGATATAAGAAGAGCAATTTTTCATCTTTCGATGATTTTTTGAAATCCTTATCCCTCCAGATTGTTTTTTTTAACGGTGTATATTTAGACATTTTTAGATTCCGGTAACGGCATCCAATGGGTAGGAATAGCCCTTAATTTTTCACCCATAAAATGTTCCCATCTATCCGGGACATTTGTTTTCCTGGTCCAATTTACTTGTGCAACGGTGTCCCCAATACTAACTAGGACACATTGACCATATATTTTTGGTGCCGTTTCAATCGGTTTCCATTCCATTCTGATATCTCCTTATTTGTCTCTGCCAACACAGACAAAAGCCTCTATTTAAATTTCATCCCTTCTCTCATTTTCCTCATTGACTCCCTGGAAATTTCAATCTGAAGCTGAGTCATTTTGGCTTTTGTTGGTCTTGGTTTCATGGGTTTTTCCCATAAAAAAAGAGGTCCACTTCTGGGTAGAAATGGACCCCTCTGTTCTTGTGTCCAGGTTGTGGACAGCTATTTAATGAGTTTAATACAAGTTCAATACCATTAAAGCGTTGATTTAATTGCTGGAAATTCTCTATCCTCCTGGGTTGTTTCCGGCGTGAGAGGCCGGGATTAAAAAGGACTCCCTTGCATAACTCTTTAATATTCAATGACAAGGAAGCCAACATTTTAGTTGCCCTCCCGTTTGTGGACGGTCTGTGTCCGGGCATCTGCGCCAAAGTTCTCAAATTTTGCTACGGCATTGGTGATAGCTTCACCCGTTACCCTGGCATAAATCTGAGTTGTTTTGATGCTCTTGTGGTGGAGGATGATCTGCAATTCCTCCAGGGCCACCCCTTGACTTAGCAAGAAACAGGCTCCAAAGTGCCTGAACTGAATAAATGAGCCCCAAGGAATCCCGGCCTTGGTGAATGCCCGGGTTATGGATTGCTTCACCTGATCGGCACTCAGCGCGGGAAACCATAGATCATTTTCCCTGAAAGGCCACATCTTCACTCTTGAGAAAGCTGACTGCAATGGCTTGCTCATCGGGATATGAAGCATTTTAGGGTGCTTCTTGCGGGTCTTACCGGGGACTAGATTGATTCCCGGCTTCGGACCCTTGAACCGAACTTCTGATTTTTTCAGGTTAAGAACATCATTCATCCTTAAACAGGAAAATACAGCAATCCAACAGACAGCCCTATGCTCAACCGGAACATAGTTGTCGATAATATTCTCAATCTGCGCATCAGTGAGAATTTTATCGGCTCCAAATTCCTTTGGAATAAGATTGCTTTTACCAGTTGGAACATCCAACTTTAGTTTCCGCATGGTGGCGCAAATCTTATTTATTGAGCTTTGGGACTGCTTGTCTGCAAGGCTATCCAAAAATTCCTGTATATCCATATCCCAAACCCGTTGGCCGCGAAACGCTGGCGTTAGGTGGATACGGATAATACCTTCATCCCTCAGACTGGGATTTTCAAAAGCCTCCACAAGTTTGTCAAACCTTGTGCTACCTTTTTGGTATTCCCCCCTTTCAACCATTATTTTCAACTCATGCAATCGCTCTTTAGCTATTCGAGGATCGCAGGTGTTGAGACAGTCACGCAATCTGATCCCCTTTAGCCTGATATTGGCATAATAAGGAGAATCAGGAAGCTGACTTCGTTTGGTAATTTCACTCATAGACTCCCTCCTGGTTATTCGGGAATCAGAGCCTTTCCAGCTGGGGGATAATAAACTATTTATATCTAAATTGCGAAAAGACATGATTATTTATTTGATATTTTTAGGGCTTTACTTTTGTAGTAATATTCCCTGGTATGCCGGTTTTTACACTTCTTGCAAATTCGGCAAGTAAGTTTATTAGGAACAAAATAAATATTATCGACCGAGTAAGCGTGCCCTTGAGGGCAATGAGTTTTCATCTTCATGTTCCAACCAGTCTGTCCTCGCGCTATATTAACTTGGCCCGTAACGGCTTCCAGGTGCGCCGGGTTGACGCAATGCCGAACCCTGCATAAGTGATCCAATTGCAGACCCTCTGGGATTTTCCCGCATTTAATTTGATAAGACACCCTATGGGCATATCGCGCCTGACTTTTAAAGCTGATTTTGCCATAGCCATTAGAAGCCACATAAGCTGTCCACAACCAGCATCCGGTTTTCAGGCCAACCACATATTTTTCGTTCAATCTTTCCTGTACTGGCCTCATTGGCATTTCTCTAAAATTTCGCAATTATTCAGATTTGTTGCAATGTTCATATTTAACCAAACTTTACCTGCACAAGATTGCTGTCTCTTTCAATAAAAGCAGGGTGATATTCTAAAGAACGGTGTGAAGGTTTAATGCTTCCTTTCTCCAACGCTTTACATGATCTATCGTTCTCTTGTTTTAGCGTTTCATTTTCCATTTTTAAATTCATATTTAATGTCTCCACCAAAGAAAGGCTGGCCTTATCTTTCAACCATCCCCATTTTTCTGCTTGAAGCTCTTCCTTAAGTTTTTCCCTATGCTCCTTTGCCCACTTCTCGCACTGCCTCGCAAACCTCCAGTTCTTTAAAATACATTTCAAATCTGTTAAAGATAAGCAGATATGATCTGCGGGTTTAATGTTTTTCTCTTTGCACAATTCAATGTTCTGCTTAACAAACTTTTCAAACTTTGTAATTCCATCCATATTTCACCCCTCCAGTTTTGGTTTGGTTGGTTCTATTGACCGGCTTCGTATCCGGGATTACCTTCTTCAGGCAACAAATCATTTTCCAGTGCCAGTTCCTTGTCAATCTCCTGATCAATCCAAGTAATCAGTTTTTCACACGTTTCAACACAATCATTGACATGCTCAATATCTGCATACTCATTAATCAGTGTCATGGCCTTTTTATCCTTTTTGCGCCTGTCACCTTGCAATAGATCAACAAAAGCCACCGTATCGCTTCTGACTCCCTCAAGAGCAAATTTGCGCGTCATTACACTTGCAATCGTTCTATTCTGATCATTCCTGATAATCTTCTCTGCTTGTTCGATAGTCATTTCTTCTCCCTTTCATTTCCCAACAACATGTCCTTGAAACTCAGGTTCCGGCACAACGGGGCAATTCCCCAAATCCTCAAGCAACAGAAACAATTCATCTATATCCGAACCAAATCCAAGGCTTTCGTCAATCGGCTTCAATACAATCCAGGCATTCCTGAGTAGCTCTAATTGCTTGCTCTTTGGTGTCCTATTGATAAGACCGGGGAATGTCGCCTTATCCTTAAAGGATGGACTTATGACCTTCTGGGCCTCCTGCAGAGCCCTAATTAAGGTGCTCAGCTTGTTTTGTAAGTCATTGACTTTCTCGTAGTAGTCTGATTCGCTCATAAAACCCCCAAAAAAGTATTTTTAAGTAAAATAGTGTTGCTTTTTGTTATTAAATTAATTAGACTTATTAAGTCTGTTTGCTTGTGTCGTCAGTTTGCTTACAAGTGTTCCTTAACAATCTATTCAAAAATACTGAAACGGAGCGTTCATCTTGCTCAGCCAATCGGGTTATCAAATCCTTCATTTCCTGGGTTGTGGAAAAAGTTACTGTGACTCTTTTTTCAGTAGATTTGGCTGGTGCAGTCATGGCATTCCTCGCTTGATAGAATATGCAACCATTCAATTTGAGCAGATCATCATTGATCCGCTTTGGTGCCATATCGGTATTCCTAAAATTATGATTAGTAATTCTTTGCTCATAAGGCAGACCCCTGGCATTGGACATGCTTCTAACTTTTATCTGAAGGCCCCGAAGGGCCGGTCAGACTTTAAAAAGGTGGGCTATCCCCGGAATTTGATTAAGACGACACTTAAGAAAAGCGGGGATAACCCAGAGCGGAACCCGTGAGGGCTCGCAATATTTGAGTTTTTGATTTGTGATTTCATAGTGTCGTCCTAAGTTGATACTTTTTCGTATCGTTGAAATAACGATAGCTTATTTAAGGATATGTGTCAACCCTTATTGGGATTATTTTTTATTTGGAGAGTAACTTGTGAATTTGCTAGTGGTTGGAGAACGCATAAAACGGATACGAGGGGATTTGAGTCAACTGGAGTTTGGAAAGGCTTTGAGTATTAAGAATGGTTTTAGCCAAAACTATATCAGTGCTATCGAGAAAGGCAAAACCAAACCATCCATCGAGTTCCTGGAAGCGGTTAGCTGGTATCGAGATATATCCATTGACCGGATTCTCACCGGCTGCAACTTCCGACCATCCAGCATGAAGTTGGATATGAATGTTTCCCTGGTTAAGCAGCTAAGCAAAACCAAGGTGCCTGAAATGATAGATCTTCTCGCAGAATTCGATTTGCGTATTAAGTATATGGCGGAAATAGCAAATTCAATGTTAAGCCTTCAAGACGTGGAAAAGGAAGCTAAGCGAGGGCAACAGAGCCGCAGGCTGCAGCAGATTTGGGATGAGCGCGACAAAGAAAAAGACAGGGCTTCCGCAGAATTTATGATCGCCAGAGATAAAAAAAAAGGGAACCTGGGACATAGCAGTCAAACGACTGTAACTGAACCCGCACAAACAAAACTTAACGCAGACATAATCAACCACGTTGTTTTATTGAAAAAATGAAGCCACAAGTAACCTGAAAAATAAATACAGAATAAAATCAGGTTGTGAGTGTGAGGGGGATCAATGAAAAAAATATTTATTATTTTAATTGCATCGTTTTTTTTGGATGGTTGCGCAGCTATGAAAATAGCGGTTGAGCATAAAGACCTTGAAGTCACGACCCGGATGTCCTCCTCCATATTCCTGGAACTAACGGATTCCGTTAAAAAGAC